CTGCCCGAAGCGCGCCGCCTGGGGGAAGCCTTCGGCGGGGAACATATCCCGGTGCCGATCGCGCGCGCCTGGCGTGTGCGGCTATATCGCGCGGCGGGCATGACCTATCCGGCCATTGCGCGCAGGCTTGGCATCACCGAACGCGCGGTTGGTCGCATCCTGACCGATGCTGGTTTGACCACATCGCAAGGCGACTTCTTCCGATAATCCGTGCGGACATGCGTCCGCATGACCTGATCGCCGCGCGCGCGCGATGGTGCGGCCATGACGGACGACGCCCTTCCTGACTTTTTAATGCCGCGCGACCATGAACGCCTCAAGGGCGTGCATCCTGATTTGGTGCAGGTGGTTCAGGTTGCGCGGCAATTTACGCCCTTCATTGTGCTGGAAGGGCTGCGCACGCCGGCGCGGCAGGCCAGGCTTGTGGCTGAAGGCGCATCCCGCACGCTGAATAGCCGCCACTTGACCGGCCATGCGGTGGACCTTGGCTATTGGTTGGATGATGGCGATGGCATTCCAGAAAATGGCGAAGTGCGCTGGGATTGGCCGTTGTATCACAAGCAGGCGCGCTGGCTGAAGGATGTCGCCGCCGATCTGCACGTGCCGATCATTTGGGGTGGCGATTGGAAGACCTTCCCCGATGGCCCGCACTTCGAATTGGATCGGCGGCATTACCCATGACAGAAGCCACCATCCCGAAATCATCGCGCAGCTTCAGCCGGGCCCTGGTGGTCGGCAATTGCATCGCCGCCTGGGCGGCGGTTTTTTTGTGCGTTTACGCCAGCGAAGTCAGCGCCGGCATTGTGGTGCCGGCAGCGCTGACGCTGATCGCCTGGTTGGTCGGCGGGTATATGGGCATTGGCGCGCTGGATTTCCGCACCGCCACCGCTTCCGTCCGCCGCCCGGGTGACGCGCCATGATGGCGAGTTTGACAGGCTGGCTGCTGAAGCCGGCCTTGCCGTATTTGGCCGGCGCCTTGCTGGTGGTGGTGCTTGGCCTGGTCACCGCCTGGCGCGTGGAGGCCTGGCGCCGCGCGGGCGTGGAAGAAACCCTGGCCGAAACCCGTGCGGAATTGACTGCGGCGCAGCAGGCGCTTGCGGATCGCGCGCAGGTGATCAGCGCGCTGGAACGCCAAGCCGCCGCCGCCGCCGCCACGCAAGAACGCATTGAGCCCATCCGAAAGGCTGTCCATGCCGCGAACCCTACCTCAGCCTGTGTGGCCAGCCCTGCTGTTGTTGCTGGCCTTGATCGGCTGCGCGCCAGCCAGCCGCCCAGCGCCCGGCCTGACGCTGGCACCAAGCCTGCTGACCTGCCGCGATGAACCGCCCGTGCCCGCCATGACATCCGATGCTGATCTGATGGGGTTTTTGCTGGACGTGGTTGAAGCCGGTGAGGATTGCCGGTCTCGGCTTGCGCGTGTGCGGGAGATTTTTGAAGCGAGGAACAAGTGATGCCTGATGCCGTGGATTACGCCCAGGAACTGGAAGAACGCCACCGCGCCAATTTGATTGCGCGGTTGCGCGCGCGCCAGGTGGCGCAGGCACCAAAGCCTCCGCAACCCGTGAAGGTAGCGGAGGAGGAGACGTGATCACTTTTGAATGGAGAGACCTTGCCGGCATCAGCACCATTGCCGTCATTGTGGGCGGCATTCTTTTGGCCGGGCTGCGCTTCAAGCTGGCGGGGGATTTTGCCAGTCGGCCCGACCTGGTCGCGACCGTGGCGCGCGTGGCAGCCCTTGAACAGCGCCTATCCACCATGCCTTCGCATGATGATTTGCGCATGCTGCAAACGCGCGTGGGCGAATTGGAACGCACGGTTGCCGTGGTGGCGGAACGCGTGGGCGGCGTGCATGAGATTTTGATCCGGGTGGAACGCCAAACCACGCTGTTGGTGCAGCATAAGTTGGAGGAGCGGCATGGCTGATTTCGCGAAGCTGCTGGCCGAAGACCGCCGCCTGATCATCCTGCGCGCCTTGGCGGAAGATCACGACTACGCGCTGAATGACACGGTGCTGAAGCGCGCGCTGGCGTCGCTCGGCCATGAGGTGTCGCGCGATGTGCTGCGCGGTGATCTGACCTGGCTGGCGGATCAGCGGCTGATCACGGTCCGCAAATTGGATGATGGCGCAATCTGGGTAGCGCGCGCCACGGAAGATGGCGTTGATGTCGCGGGCGGCAGGCCGCATCCCGGCGTCGCGCGCCCGCTGCCGGGGCATTGAGATATGGCGCGGCCTTCAACCATCGCGCGGCTGCCCAGCGAAATCCGCGAAGCCATCGGGCGGCTGCGCGACCAGGGCCGCACGCTGGATGAAATTCTGACGCATCTGCAAGGCATGGAAGTCACGGTCAGCCGATCTGCGCTGGGCCGGCACGTGCAGCAAATGGACAAGGTTGGCGAAAGGCTGCGCCGATCCCGCGCGATATCCGAAACGCTGGTGCGGCAATTGGGCGATGCGCCGGAAAGCCAAACCGCGCGCCTGAATATTGAAATGATGCATTCCTTCCTGTTCGACTTTCTGGCCTCAGCCGAAGAAGGCGCGGAGGACGGCAGCGAAGCCGCGCTGGCCCATGTGCGGGATCCGAAATCCGTGGCGCTGATGGCCGAAGCGGTGCAGCGCCTGACCACGGCGAGCCGGCAGAATGCGGAATTCGTGGCGCGCCTGGAAGATCGCGCGGCCGCGAAGGCCAAGGCCGGCGCCGCCCGCGCCGCCGAAGCCGTCGCGCGCGAAAAGGGGCTGAGCGCCGAGACCGTGCGCGCCATCAAGGCCAGCATCCTGGGGGTGGCGGCATGAACCGCGACATGGGCATTCAGGTGACATCTGACGGTGCGCTGGTGCGCCTGCTGGTGGTGGCGGGTAATCCACCCGAACCTGCCGCGACGGTTTGGCTGACGCCCATCCAGGCGCGCGAATTGGCGCGGATGGTCCGCAACGCCGCTGACTTCACCGCGGCCATGGAACCAGCACAAGGCAGCGTGTGATGGCCGCGCCGAACTCGACGCCTTCGAGTACGCCCGACATTGATGGCGTGCTGCTGCCATACCAGCGCGACCTGGTGCGCGCGGTGTCCGAGCATGAAGTCACGGTATATGAAAAATCCCGCCGCATCGGCGCCACCTGGGGGGTGGGCGCGCAAGGCGTGCTGACTGCCGGTGCCAAGCGCGAAGATCGCGGTATGGATGTGCTCTACATCGGTTACAACCTGGATATGGCGCGCGAATTCATTGATGTCTGCGCCATGTGGGCGCGCAGCTTTGGTATGGCTGCCGGTGAGATTGGTGAATTTCTGTTTCAGGACCAGGAAGAAAAGGGGGTAGAACGGAACATCGCCGCCTTCCGGATTAAGTTTGCCTCCGGCTTTGAAATCCTGGCCCTGGCTTCTCGGCCCCGGTCTTTGCGTGGCCGGCAGGGGTTTGTCATCATCGATGAAGCGGCCTTCCATGATGATTTGGCCGAGCTTTTGAAGGCTGCTGTGGCGCTGCTCATTTGGGGTGGGCGCATCCTTCTCGTCAGCACCCATGACGGTGCCGAAAACCCCTTTGCCGAGCTGATCAATGATATCCGCGCAGGGCGAGTGCCCTACCACCTGCTGCGCACCACCTTCGATGAAGCCTGCGACCAGGGGCTTTACCGCCGCGTGGCGATGAAATTGGGCGTGCCATGGACCGCCGAAGGCGAAGCTGCCTGGAAGGCGAAGATCCGCGCCTTTTATGGCGACAGCGCGACCGAGGAATTGGATGTGGTGCCGCGCGCCGGTTCCGGCCGATATCTGCCGCTGCATTTGATTGAAGCGCGCGCCAGCCGCGATATCCCCGTGCTGCGCTACACCTGCGCGGATGCCTTCGTGCATCAGCCCGACCATATCCGCACGGGTGAAACGCTGCGCTGGTGTGAAGACAATATCCGCCCGCTGCTGGATGGGCTGAACCCGCTGCTGCGCAGCCTGACCGGGATGGACTTTGGCCGCATCGCCGATCTTTCCGTGATCTGGCCCATCCAGATCATGCCGAATTTGATGCGCGCCACGCCCTTCACCATCGAACTTCGCAACGTGCCCTTCGAACAGCAGCGCGAAATCCTGTTCTATCTGGCGGATCGCCAGCCCCGGCTTTCCGGCTTGGTGCTGGACCGCACCGGCAATGGCGCCTGGCTGGCGGAACGCACGCTGCAAAGATACGGCGCGCATCGTGTGGAAGGCATTCATCTGACCGAAGGCTGGTACCGCGACCACATGCCGAAACTGAAGGCCGCCTTCCAGGATGCCAGCTTTGACATTCCTGCCGATGCGCAGGTGGTGGAAGATTTCCGCGCCATTGAATTGCTGAATGGCGTGGCGCGCGTGCGGCAGCGCCAGGTCACCGCGAAAGGCGAAGACCGCGATCCGAATGCAGGCCAGCGCCATGGTGACGCGGCGATTGCCGCCGCGCTGGTGATTTACGCCGCCAGCCGTGACTGGGGCAGCCTGACCAATTTCCCGATCCCGCGCAGCGACATCATGGCCCTGCCGGATGATGGCAGCATTCTGGGCATGTCGCCGCACGGCGCTGTCGCAACCTATCTTGGCTGAGGAAATCACATGAGCGGCACCCGCCTTCCGCAAGACTTGGCGCAGGAAGTCGCCACCTTCGAACGCGACATCACCGCCCAATACTACGCCTTCACGATGCAGACGCGCGACGACATCATCCTCTCGCGCGGGGGCAGTAAGGGCCTTGGCATCTATCAAGATTTGGCGCGGGATGGGCATGCGGGCGCGGTGCTGCGCAAGCGCCGCAATGCCGTGGTGGCGCGCGAATGGCAGGTGGAACCAGGTGGCGAAGCGCCGGCTGATGTGCTGGCGGCGGAATTGGTGAAGGCCGCCTTGAAGCGCATCCGCTTCGACCGTGCCTGCCGTGGCCTGCTGACAGCGGTGCTGACCGGGATATCGGTGGCGGAAATCATGTGGGAAGCCGCCGAGATTGAGGTGGATGGCACGCGCCGCACCTGGATTGTGCCCGCCGATATCCGCGTGCGGAACCCGCGCCGCTTTGCCTTTCACCGTGATGGCAGCTTGCGGCTGCTGACGCGGGAAAACCGCACCCAGGGCATCCCGGTGCCGGACCGCAAATTCATCGTGGTCCGCTATTGGGCGGAAGAAAATGAAGACGCCTATGGGCGGGGCCTCGGCTATGATCTGTTCTGGCCGGTGTTCTTCAAGCGGAACGGCGTGGCGCTTTGGAATGCCTTGCTTGAAAAGCACGGCCAGCCCTTCGTCTATGCCGAATACCCGCAAGGCACATCGGATGGCGATGTGGACCGCCTGGTGACGATGATCCAGGGCATCGCGCGCGGGGCGGGTGTGGCCGTGCCATCCGGCACGCTGATCAAGATGTTGGAGATTTCCAAGAACGGCACGGCGGACCTTCACGACCGCCTGGTGCAGGTGATGAATGCCGAGATTTCCAAGATTGTGCTGGGCGAAACCCTGACGACCGAAATGGGCCAGAATGGCGCGCGCGCTGCATCCGAAACCCATAATGATGTCCGCACTGAATTGGCCGATGCGGATGCGGATATGCTGAGCGAAGAACTTAATGAGAGCCTGCTCAGGTGGATTGTGGAACTTAATCTGCCCGGCGCGGCGCAGCCGATGGTGTGGCGCAAGGCACCGGAAGAACCGGATTTGATCGCCGCCGCGACGCTGGACGAAAAACTGTTCAAGGTGGGCTTCGCGCCATCTGAGCAATTGGTGCTGGAACGCTACGGTCCAGGCTATCAGCGCATCGCGCCCGCGCAGCCCAGCGCGCCGGGGGCAGCCTTTGCCGAAGGCGAAGACCCCGCCACCATTCCGGAAGCGCTGGCGGATCAGCTTGCGCGCCGCGGCGCGCCTGCCCAGGCCGCGA